GTTCTAGAACGGTCGGGTCAAGTTTGTTCATGCCGTAGGTTTTGGACCTTTGGCGGTTGCCCAGGCTGGCGCCTAACGATGAATTGCAGGGACGGCAGGCGCTTCGTAGGTTTTCTATGTCGTCTGTGCCGCCTTCGGAGACTGGCACTATATGGTCAGCTGTTGTTGCTATGCCGGTGCAGCAGTCGAGGCGTATGGTGCAGGTTGGGTTGTTGTCTAGGACTAGTTTGCGGTTGGCACGGTAGTAGGGGTTTTGTGTGGTGTGGAATCTTGACATCGGGGTTCTTTCGGTTGTGGTGATGTTAGGTCAAGTGCTTAGGGCCGTGTCTTAGGTCAAGGGCGCTGACGCCCACAGCGGAAGTGCGCCGCTGCGGTTGTCCTCGGTTGTCATGAGAGTACGGGTGGTTTGTGTCCCCCACTATTTTGACAATGTCTTGTCTGGGAAGCCTGTCTAGTTTTGTTCGGTGGATAACCCATCGCCTTTGCGTTAGGGAACGCTGGTCGCCTGCAATGCGCAAGCGTCTACCCACGTTGCCGTGTGTTCCCATAGACGGTTCCAGTATCTGTCAAGGGCTATTGACCATCTCGCTTATGGTCTGCTGTTATCGGTTGTATGTCAAATTATGTTTAATCGTGAGACACCCAGGCGCCGTCTATGAGGACACGGGCGAACGCTATATCGTGCGCTGGTATTGGTGTCCCTGAGATAGTCACAAACGTTACTTTGGGGAAGCTGGGCGGGCCGTCAACAATAATAAAACCTACATTGCTGCACATATATTCGCCGTCTGCTATTTCGCCCTGGCGCATATAAACCTTTATAGGGTTTGCTGGCACAATCGTTTTCATGTCGGTTTCCTTGCTAGTCGGGTTGATATGTCTTGGATATCTTTAGGTCGCCAGCAGTACACTTCCTGACCTGCAATCGTTAACGCTTCGGACCATACAACTTGCATGGCGGATAGTTTCCCCTTGTCGCTTTTAAGTTCTGCAAAGATGACACCTCGACTCTCATGACATAACACAAGGTCTGGGAAACCTGCATGACCTTGCAACGGTGTTTTCCACACCCCAGGGCGGATTTCCACAGCCCGTGTGTGCATAACTAGCCAACCATGCAACTTAGCCAACATGATTACTTGCGATTGAAAATAGGATTCTTTCACAGCTTCACCACTTCAGGGCCGTAGACGATAGGTAACCATTCCATGCCCTCTAAAGCGTGCTGAGGTAGCCACCAAGTCATTGTGTCTTGCTGGTCATTGCGCCACTCTTTGCGCCCTGTACCGGACGCCACAATAGTTTTAGCGGTGTCAAAGTGCAGCCAACCAACCAACTTAACTTTGTTAGTGCCAACGATAGCCAACACAGTTTGTTTACCCATTTTGTGTTGCTGTTGAAATATGAGGTGACCGTCTTTGTGCAACGTTGCTTTCACCTGGTATTCGCCAACATCGCCTCGACGGTCAACCTCACGGATTGTGTCGTAACCCTCAAAGTCAATTTGCAACGCTTTCGCTAACGCCAATTCGCCTTTGACGCCATACAAGTTTTCGTCATAGTTAGTTTCCCGTGTCTCAACTTGCCAATGTTCTGTGCGTAGTTCCGCCCAGGTGTCGCACGCTGCAAGGTCATCGTCGTTTAACGTCACACCAACAGCGGTCATGTCTTGCCCATCTGTTTAATGATTGCGTTGGCTTCTTTCCAATCGGCAGGGACAGGACCTGCGTACCCGATAGCAGACAGGTTTTGCAGTTGGCTTTTAGACACGGGCCACGGCTTATCACCGTCAGCTGGTGACGCTTTAGTTTGCGTCCCTCGACTAGGTGCAACAGTAGGTGCGTCGTGCTGTCGGTTTTGTACTTCCTCAAACGACGCCATTTTGCCAAACGGAATCATCATGCCCAAAGCCCTACCCAACGCTGAGGTGCTGCAATTCATTGCTTCGGAATTGGCGGTGAACGGCGTGCGCCCAGGGAAAATTTCCCAGCACGTCGCAATGCAAGGCAAGGGGTCTAAAGGGTCACGATAAACGGTCATAGTGACGGCTATAAACGTTTTGTCGCCTACAGCAATTACTTTGGCTGGTTCCTCAACCACCCTTAATTCGGGCCACTTGTCGAGGGCTAACTTAAAGCGTGTAGGCACGTCTACATAGTCGCCTAGATTCATTTGAAACCGCCCAGACGCATAGCAACAATAGTGTCCTGCGAATTTTTGGTGAGGTTCACAAGGTTTATGCCGTTTTCCTCAGCGGTGTACGCCAACTCAAATAGGCATTTGCGCAACTGGTCAATTTCGGACCGCATTGTTTCTATCTGCCAAGCGGCGGCTTTCATAGCAATATCGGCTTTACTGATAGCGGCGTTTAATTCTTGCATTTGCTGGTTCATTGTCGGGACCTTTCGGTTGTCGGGTTAATGGCACTATACACATTGGGTGTGCCGTCGTAGCGCATACGCCTGCGGTCACCCTCAGTTGTGTTTGCCCATAAGCCTTGTAGGGCCTTATCTGCAAACGACATGGCGAAGTCTAAACAGTCGTTGTATACCGGACAGGCGTCGCAAAACGGTTTAATCATTTTGCGGGCTAAAGCCGATTCTGTGCCGTTGGCAGGGAAAAATAGGTTGGTTTCTAAGCCACGGCAATTTGCGTATTGTTGCCAGTCGGGGCGGTCAACATCAAACATGGTGTTAGCACAACCGCCAGGGTTGCCAACCGCATTGCCCTTTGGCTTCACGCCCAGAATATAGCAACCATGCCCAATTCAGGTTGGTGTATGGGTCAAACATGTCGTCAGCCGTTAAACCCATGTCAGCCCACCATTTGTGGTGTGCATACCAGTTGGCTTGAATGAGTCCGTAGTCCCTGCATTGGCGCCCAGAATCGCTTGTGCTGCACGCTGTAGGTTTGCACCTACTTTCACGCCACATAATGAAACTAAGCGTTTTAAGCGTCTTAACGTCATTGGGCCACCCTGCGTCAACGGCGGTACTAAACCATTGGGCGCACGGCAAGTCACGCAATTCCTCAGCAAACACGACAGGCGCAACCGTCGTCGTTGTCAGCGGCGGGTACAGCTGGCCCACAACCTCACTAGGCGTCACCATTTGCACAGTAATTCGAGGGCTGGTTTGCACAACAGGCGACAACTTGACAGGGTCATTGCTGAACCCTGTCGCCATAACCCAGCACATAAGCCAAGTGAATAGGGCCAAACCTACAAAGCGTTTCACATTCATTATTTGTCCTTTAGTCGGGGTTAAGGTCGGGTTATGTTTACCGATTAGGTGCGATTAAGTCAAGCACCCTTGAAAATGGTTTTGAACGCATGGGCCACAATGTCTGGGTGGTCAGCCAACAGCGGGCTAATTTCCACGTGTACCCAGGTGCCACCTTTGCTTCCAATAGTGTTCTTTTCGTAGACCCGCCAGGCGTCACGGTCGCAACGGTAACCAGCGCCCCAACCAAACTTTGACGGCTTATACGTGTTGCTGTAATCGTGTATTTCCTCAATGCCTAAAATGTCACGGTGGACAAACAGAAAGTCAATAAGGGCGTAACGCTGCTTCACGGTTCCGCTGAGGTCAAACGCCCGCCAGGTGCTATGCACAGACAAAACAGGTGTTTTGCTGGGGCTACCTTTTACAGGGCGGTTGGCGTAAATCCCTAGGTTGGTGACGCCAAATAGGTAACAGCAATGGTCCACAAATGTTTTAGTGCCTTTGCGCTCGACAGCCCGTGGGCCGTCTTTGTTCCCCGTGTAGGGCCTTATAGTCATTTAATTTTCTTGCCTAGGATTGGCGGCACAATCTCACCATTTTTGGGCCTTATGGAATTACCAACGCTGTACCCGATAATGCTGCCTAAAAGTCCTGTGCCGGCTGACTGGTCAATTTTTGACGTAACCATTAAAACGGTTATGCAAACCATGGCGGCTAAAACCAAAAAAGCTTTTGGCGGGTTAGTAATATTCACGACGGCCCGATGTCCTCAACGATAAGCCTGGCAACTGTTGTGGCGCTTCTAGCCAAAATTGGGGCGCCAGTTGTGACATTTACGTTAGCGCAACCAACAATGACAGTTGAAACAGCGGCAAAAGTGCCAACATAAATAACAGTAAAAGACTCAACTGACGCAGACGCTGCAGGTGACGTTGCCCTAGCCGCCTGTAGTTGCGTACCAGCAGCTGACGTTTGCCTAATTTGCAAGTTTGTGTTACCGCCAACAGCAGACGGTAACTCTGCAAAAGGTTCCTGATAAGTAATTTTGTACAGCCTGTTTGCAATAGGTAAAAAAGTCACAGACATACCCGTTGCTATGGTCAAAGTTGTTGTCAAAGTGTAGTTAGCGGTACCTTCAGCGTTAGCACAGACGCCAAACGGCAGCCGATTTTGCTGGGCCGCTGTCAAAATATTGCCAGCAACAAACGTGGTATTAGGGTTAATGGCCATAATTTGTACCTTACTAGACGCCTAGGCGGTCTGTGTCCAAGACACCAAAAACGGCGTCATCTAAAATAAAATTGGCATAATACGTCTGCGGTGACATCAGCATTGTTATTGACGTTTGGTCAACTGTGGCGTTGACGGTTATTTGTTCGGGCCAGTAGTAGCCGGTTGTAGACACGCCGCCTGGTGGCGTATAGGACACTTGTACAAACATGTTGATAGTAAGCAATTCTGCAAATTCTTGTAACGCTGTCTCATTTTGCGCGACGTCAGTAAACGTCAAATTAAGCATGACTAATTCAGGGTCAGTAAAAGCGTTTGCGTACCATTCAGCAGTTTGGGAAACAACATTGCTTTGTGCTGTTGTTGCTGTAAAGGTTCGGACGCCATAAATAAAGGCAAATTGTGATGTTTTGGTCACCGTTGACGCTGAACCTGTCACCGTTGCTTGCGTATAGAAAAGGCTGTTGCTGGCCGCCTCGACACGCACAATGTCTTGGTAGGCAATTTGTGTCGCTGAAGTAGTACGCCCAAAAGTTAGAGAATTATAGACAATTAAGTCAAAGTCGCTTGGTTTTGTGTATGCGTTACTTCCGCTGTCGCTTTGAAGTACGCCACGGTCACCAACAATGATTTCGTTAATACGCTGGTTGGCGTTTGTAGTAAAACTTCCAACAGAAATGTCGACATCTGTACCGTTAGAAAAAATAGGGATTTGCGGTAACTCTGCAACAATTTCGTCAATCTGGTCGTTGACGCTGACCAAACTTTGATTTTGCAAATTAGCCATGCCCGCTTGAAGCATTGGGTCGTTAAGGCTGACAGTCATAAGGCTGTTAATGCCTGTGCCAGGGTTGTCGTCAAAAGTCCGTGAAGTAACAAACCCATCAAAAATTTGCCACAAGACGCCGCCAGTAGGTGTTGCTTCTAATCGTATGGTGTCGTTAATAGCAACATAGTTTTCTATGCCACCATAAGACGACATAGTTATGCTGGCGCTGTTTCCTGAATACGGCGACAACGGCGACGGACGGCCCTGGGTAAAACTTAAAGACCGTACATATTGCGTAATGTCAAGATTGCTTTGCGTCTGGTTTGTTATTTTCCAAGTAAGTTTTGCCATTACATGTTCCGTATGTTGACCGGCACAGGTCCTGACTGACGTACATACCTTTGCAGCGCCTGGACGACAGCGTTAGGGTCTGCGCCCTGCACGTTAATTGTGATGTTGTTTCCGCCCAAAGCGCCGTTAGGTGTAATGGTTCCGTTGCTGCCAGGTGTAAACAGTTCAGGTCCACGTTCGCCAACAATATAAGGGCTACCGCCCGTAACGCTACCGCCTGTAGCCATGCCTGGTATGCCAGCCTGGGTTAGTAAATCAAAGCTGCCAAGTCCTTTAAGTTCGCCGCCGCCAGCTAACCAGGCTGCTAAGTCGAGGGCTGATTGCGCCCCTGACGTTTTGAATCTCAGCATGATTTCTTTGCTGTTAATATCGCCAAAACTTCCTGCTATTGCCGCCATGGCGGTTGCTACATCTGAAGCAACTTTATTAAATTTAACTATGTCTGCAGCGCTACCTGTCTTAAACGCTGTAGCGGCGGCAGTTTCTAATTCTTTAATTTTTGCTTGTGCGTCATCTAAAGCAACAGTGCGGCTTAACGTATCGGTCAAAATTTTCCATGCCGTGTCAACGTCTAAGGTTGCAACTTTTGCTTTTCTCAATGATTCGGTTAGCGGGTCTAACGCTTCGCCTCGAAGTTGCTTATATTGGTTTGATAATTCTTTAGCCCTTTCAGCAGACACACCTAACACTTTGCGTAAACCGTTAGCACTTTCTGTTGTCTTACTAAAGTCAACGGCTTTTAATTCTTTAAGGTTGTCAAGAAATGGGATTAAGTTGTAGCCACGAATTAAAGCGTTAATTACACTAATCCAAACGTTAATGACCGTTTCAAAATACTTGACAACGGCTTTCACAACAGTTTTAACTACCTTTTGAAAAAACTCCACTTTCTTATACAAAATCACAAAAACAGCGATAGCGGCGACAATGCCCAACACAATATAAGTAAACGGGTTAGCGGCTGCCAAAGCGTTTTGAATAGCCAGCTGCACATTGACGGCTAAAATGGCTAATGCCAAAGCGCCAATAATTCCAATAATGGCCAAGAATACGCCAGGGTTTTTTTCTGCCCATGACGCAAATTTTGTTAGGTACGGCAACAACGTTTTAAAGACAGGCAAAAACGCTTTACCAATAGATTCTTTAGTTTCTTCAAAAGCAATGCCTAATTTCTTTAGCCCGCCTGCTGCCGTGTTTGCGGCTTCCTCGCCAGCGCCACCAAAGTTGCTTTTCAGGGTTACTAAAACATCACTAAAACTTGCGCCCTCGCCAATAAGTTTAAACAGTTCAGGCGACAACGCTTTAAGCCCTCTAGTGTTTCCTGCGTAACCTTTCGCCAGGGCTTCAGAAACGCTGGCCAAATCGGAACCTGTCGCCGCGCTTATGTCGATGGCGACGTTAAGCAAATCTTGTGCTGTTGAAACGTCTTTTGTTGCGGTCACTAAAGCGGCCAAGGCGGGCCGTGCTTCACCGTCACTAATAGCGACAGATTGACCCAGGCTGGAAATATAGTTTTCAACGCTGGCAACCTGTTTGTCTGTTGCGCCGGTACTGGCTTTAATTTGCCTGGCTAGGTTGGCTTGTGCGGCTTCGTCCTCAATAGCTGCTTTGACTGAAGCACCAATGACAGCAACGACAGCGGTTAAAGCGGCAGCGGCAGGGACAGCGGCTTTCTTAATAGCAAATTGTGCTTTCTCTGCTGTTGTCTCTAGTTTGCGAAATTCTTTTAACGCCTGCTTTATACCAACGTCTTTAAATTCTGTAATTAGCGGAATCGTTATGCCAGCCATGCCTAAAACCTTAGTTTCTTATTAGTTTTTTCGTTGACATAATCAACCAGTTCGGCAAGGTTTCTGGTTACTTCGTCCTCTTTGCTTTCGGCAGCGGGCCACATAGTACGGGACGCTTTAGCGTAAGTATTTAGGTTGGTAGCAAAAGGGTTGGTTGTAGTGCGTCCCGCAATGTCAAACACGGCAGGCCCGATTTCTCTTTGCGTAACGGTAAGAAAAGCGGTTTTGCTAGGGCGTACTTGCACCTTGACGCCTTTAAGGGCTTTCTGTTGGTTCCACGGGAATATTTGCCTACCGCCTGGCGCCCACGCTCGACGCATACCGCTAAGGGGTGATTGTTCTTTGCCTGTTGCTTCAGTAAGTCTGCGTTGTGCGTCTTTAACTATTGGGTCAACAGCAAACTTGGCTTTCGCTCGAAATTCTTTAAAGATTTCGGGTTCAGTTTTTTTAAGCATTTGGACGGTGTCACGAATACCAATAACTTCAAGTTTTGTTTGGACGCCAGCCATGCCTATTTCCTTTCGTTTAATACCTTCATTACGGTTAAAAGGTCGTTGGTATCAAACTCTATATGCTGGGGCCAATACCCTGTCGTTGCCAACAGTTGCGCTAAAGCGAATCGGTAGTGTCCCCGTCGGTAGGGTTTTCCGTTTCGTTTCCTACGACTTCCAACACAACAATCTTTTTAATGAAATCGTCAAGGACCACCGGCACTACCTGACCGATTTGTTGCAATGCCGTATGCGCCATAAACGCTAAGTCCTCCATACCGATACCGTTGGCGATATTGGACGCTTTAGTTTTAAAGCGGCGTTCCCAAGCAACAATGGTAAACAGGTTTGTCGTAACTTCAATGGGGCCGTCACCCTGGTCAACACGCAGCGTTAATTTCATGTCGGGTTCCTTTGTTTGTAGGTTGAAATCAGCTAACAGCGGTAGTAAGTACGCCGCCCTTAAAAGTAATTGAGATAGTGCTTAGTTCGCCCATGGTGGCGTTAATGACAGGCAATGCTTCTAAGTAGGCGCCCGTCAAAGTAAAGCAAGGTTCAGTGGCGCTAGGCGTAGCCAAGCCTGCAACGGTGTTAGAAACCTTAACCGTCGTCGTTGTGCCTACAAGTGCGGCAAGTGTGGCGTATGTTTCAGACGCTGCATAGGACATATACAGGTCCAAAGTAATTTCCTGATTGAACAGGCCAGACACGAACACTCGTGAGGTGCCACCAAAAGCGGTTGCTTCGAGGGCTTCTGCGGTGTTGGTAACGGTGGCGCTAGTGCATTGGTCTGTCAATGACACAGCATTAACAAGTACGCCTGGGTTGCTGAGATAAGTGCTAGTTGCCATGGGTTAATCCTTTGGTTGTTCGGTAGTAGTTTTAGCAGATTTTGGCGGTGCTGTGTCCTCAACAATAAAACCGTGCAACAGCAACGCCTCGACGTTGACGCCTGCTTCAGGTTCGTATTTGTCGCCAGGTGTCCCGATTCGTGGACTAAGAATCTTGTATTTCATGTCATGCCCCTTGTGCTTGTAGGTCAACAATTAAATCATAGGCGGCGAAAGTTTGCCCGCCTACGGTAACAAAGCCAGGGCGCCCAGACTTCACAGCCACATTGCTTGCCAAAAGCGCAGCAGACATGCTTAAAACGTTGCGTAAGCCGTCCAAGTTGCCTGGCCCTAATGTCAGCACCTTTACGCTAAAAGACATCTTGACAATCTTGCTAGATAGGGCCTCAAAATCGGGTGCGTCTAGGAACACGCAAGGCGGGTTTAACTGTTCAGGGTTAAAGACAACCCGTAGCCCTGTCACTGTCGCCAGCTTTGTTGCAAGGTCATCTATGGCCTCATTAAAAAGGTCTGTGTAGACAGTCATTAGGCAACCGCTGGTCGAGGGATACCGGCAAGTTGTTTAATCAACGGGCTAAGGCCCGTGGAAACAGGTGTACCCATCTCTGAGAAGCCCGAAAAATCGCTAATGGCGCCACGCTGACGGTATAGGGCGCCTGCATACATTGTCGTTGCCAAAGTGACGTCTGGGCCTGGCGAAGTTGTCAGGCTGTCCGTGTACCCAGATTCTTGACGTCGCCTAAAAATTAGATTGTTGGCGCTATCGGCGCATTGTTGCAAAAACGCTGATTCGTCTACCCCAGCCAATGCGATTCCAAGCCATAACTCTAAATCGTTGCCGTCAATCCACGTTGCGTTTTCGGTAGCGGTTAATGTTCCTGGCGGGATTAACGCTGTGCGTTCAGCGTTGTCGTCTGCATTGTAAAACAGCACCTGGTTAGGTATCGGCACGTTGAGGTCATACACAGGGTCGCCCATGCTGTTAACGCCCTTAAACAGATATGCGGGCAAAGCGTAAACGGTGTGTGACCCGTTAAAACTTGCGCCGCTGGACGCCAAAGTAAACGCCATACCTAAATCTAAATCAGGTTCCGTCAAAGTTTGGACAACAGCGTAATTGTCTAAACGCTGTGTAAAAGTAACGCTATATACAGCCATGGGCGGCTAACCGCCTTTCGACTACTGGGTGATTTTCTGAATCATGTCGGCGTTCGGGGCAAAAAATGCTGCGTACCCGAACACACTCATTAGGCGGGAAATCGTGCTTGGATTTTCCACGGATAGCAGGCCCTGGTCTTGGCGATAAATTTCTACGGCGTTTGCGTTGAAAATAATCATGGTGTCGGCAGCAAATTTGTTGTCAACAATGATTTGCAAGCCAAGCGGGTTGCTACCGGACCATGAGGCCGCTGAACCTGCGCCCATGCTGTTTTGGCCAAGTAGGCCAGGTGCGCCGATTGCTGGAAAAATTGGTCTGTCCGAGGCGTCTACAAGCTGTCCCATTTTTCCCCAGGTACTGGGGTCGACAGCGATATGGGTAGGCAGGAAGTTTGTTGCGTCTGAAGTGACAACGGCGGCGTCATAAATTGACTTCATGAGGTCGGGCGCTGTGCCGTCCCATACGCCAGCCGAGGTTGCAGCTGCCAACAATTCTGTACAGGCAAAACCGTCAATGGCGGTGAGATATTGCCCTGCGAGGTCTTGCAAAATAATTGCCATGGCTGCGGGGTCCGTGAAACTAATTGTTTGGTAGGACAAACTGGCGCTGCCAGCGAAAGTCTGCTTAGAAACCACATTGGAAGCAATAACGCTAGTTGTCGAGGACACAGCGTCAAATTCGTTTGCTTGTGCGCTAACGGTCGGGTGTGTGGTCCAGGTTGGTCTTACGAAAGATGAACCTGTGCCGTTGTTTGGCATGGCCCTTGTACCGACAGCTGACAACAGCGGGGCGATATAGTTGATGTCTGCAAACACGGGACCCAAAATTGGGACTGGCACGATACCAGGCACGTCGCCGGTGGCTGTATCGGCAAATTCTAAATCCGACTTGTGGTAGGCCCGATAGTCAGCCCAAACCTTATTGGCGTTAGCGGCTTCAAGGCCGCCCTTGTGCATTGCCACAATGAATTCGGCAGCGTTTGGCAAGCGTGGTTCACGGCGGGCCTGTGCAAAAATTGGGGCGGTTGGCACGATAACTTCGGCTTCAATTTCCATGGGGGTTTCCTTTTCGGTTTCGGTTTCAGGTTCTGCTTCAGGTTCCGTGTCAGGTTCGGACGCTGCTACTTGCGTTATGGTAGCACCGCTATATGCGCCTATGGGGACGACAGACAGCTCTACCCAATCAGCAGCCAAGACGGTCATATTGCCGTCGCCGTCATACTTAAATTCGGTTGGGTTGACACCTACAGACACGGAATCTAGAACGCCGTCAGCGGCTAAAACCAACGCTTCGTCACCGGCACGGGTGTTGGAAACGGTAGCGGTAAAATACATGGCTTCTGGGCTGTCTACCCTTTCGCTAACAATTCCGATTGCCTGGCTTGAATCGTGGTACATATAAAGTTTCGGTGCTTTGCCGTCAACGGGCAAACTGCCTGGCGCAAACTGCACCTGGGTTCCGTCGCTGACGGTTGCGTAAACGTTGTATGGGACAGCGACGCCAGTAATGGTGCGTCGAGGCAAACCGTCAGGCCCTGCGGCGTCAACAGTAAAAGTGCTGGAAGTAAATTTAATCATGATGCAATTTCCTCTTGTGTGTTTTGTTGTGGCATTGGTTCCATATCACGCATGTCGTGAATCTCTAACATTTTGTCGGTATCCCATTTAACGTAGGTTCCACGTGGCAGCTGTTGGCTTAACGCTGCCGTAATCGCTGAAGCGTACATTGACAAACCAAATGTCCAAAGGTCCGACTTGGCGCTAGCTGACGTGCTGTATGCGTAACTTCCCGTTGATAAACCCAATAGATACGGGGGAATATTGCATAAGTTAGCAATTTCTCGGCTTTGATATTCGGCTGCGTCAATTAGCAACATTTTGTCAGGTGTTGCGTTCGTTTCTGTGTACGTCAAAAATTCGTTTAAGGCTGCCGTCTGGTTGGTTCCCCGTGCCTGGTTGAACGATTCGGCTAGGGCCGCCAATTCTGTTGCGCTTAAAGGTTCGCCGCCAGTCTGCTTAAGAATTCCTGCCGGTATAAGTGACGTTGCGTTACGGTTGCGGGCTTCCTCAAGTTTCAAGGCCGTAGAAATAGTTTGTTCCGACATAAAAATCATGCCTTGTGTTGGACTGTAAATTTGCACAACATCAGCAGGGTTTAAAGCGCCACCGTTAAAAAAGATTTCTTTAGACTTGCCATACCAGACGGGCGGCACTTGGTCGGGCGTCGTAATTGACCCTTGCGGTAGGCGTGTTGCGGACGCCATATAGCCGTCTTTAGTGCGGGAAGTTACATAGAGAAAGCAACGCCCAAAAAAGAATAAGTCGTCAAATACCCATGGGAAAAGAAAGTTGTTTGGCATTTCAGGGTCCAGCTGGCGCAACCAGCTTCTAGGCGCCAACGGGATTTCTTCCATTTCCTCACCGTTCCACATTTCGCCGCACATGTTTAATTCCATAGACGCCAGAACGGAGGCCATGAGGTCACGGCTTCGAGAGATAGCCGCAACAGACATTGCACGGTTACGCAAAGCGCCAGCCTGGTAAGACCAAAACTCGCCAATTAGATTAGGGCCTGCAACCTGGGTGGAATAGCTGCCACCAATAGCGGCTTGCACTTCAGGGTTAGGACTAATTGCCGCTTTAGTTACTTTGCTACTAAATAGTCCCATGTTGGTTTCCTTTAGGGGGTTGTCCCTGCCCAGCCCGACGCCAGGCAAGGACTAGCCAAACTTTAGCGCACCCGATAGTCACGATGTCCGTGAGACCGCAAACTCAGGTTTGCCTACAATCCTTGGCCGTGACGCTTTAGCGATAGCCAACACAGCACAGCGGGCTAACTCAATCGGGCCAGGGGACCTAGCACTAGAAATAAGAACGCCGTCCGACGTACGAATTTGGACTGCCCTGCATACGTGTTCCGCCAAAGTTCTCTCGCCACGGTGACGCACCTTATTTTCGGCAATCATCGCTTTCACTAAACCCGTGTATTTTGTCAACTCTTTTTGCCCTGCCGTCGAGGTGCGCCTAACCAAACTTTTTGGCACATGCATTTCGTAGGTCGGTCCGATAAGCAGCTGCACCGTCTGGTCACCTAAAACCCGTTCAACTTCAGCCCACATTTCGGTCATGCTGTCAACAATAAATTCAACTTTAATTTCTACAACATCGCCAGCAACAACAGCCCGCACACCCACGAAACGGTTTTGGTCTGTTGAAGCGTCGCACGCCAAAAACCCGCCGTCCGGCATAGGCGTATCGGTCACCAAATTTTTCCAGGTGTTTTGGTCTATCCAACTTCCCCTGGCGCTACTCCACAAATTTAAATGTTGGCGGGCAAAACTGTCTTTGGTGGACGCAAGTTTTAAGGCGTCTAGTTGCACACTTAACCCGAGACTAGGGTTTGCGTATCCCCAATATTCTTCACCTTGACAGCCTGGCGGCATAGACCATTCAGCCATATAGCACGGGCCAGTCACCCCAGCGTCCATATCCCGTAGACATGTCTCTCTGGTTTGTATCATCGCCAAAGATGATTCGTCGCCCGCCGTGGAAAATGAGGCGAGGTGACTATACGCCCTACTGATTTGGCTAGGTTTCAAACAGTCGTCAATACAGGTTTGCGAAATATTCCATAACTCATCGGCCACTATAAGGTCGTAACTTCCACCAACCAGGTTGAGTGTCGCCGCCCTAATTTCCCAGCGGGACCCGTCCGGCATAGTGACAGACTTACGGCCCACGGACTGTATTTGTTTACCGCCAAAGTTTGCCACCAAAATTGGGGCAAGCACCGTAAAGATACTTTCGGCACGGTCAAGACGGTTAGCGACAGACAACGCATATTGCGCATGGCCTCGCCGCCTGGCAAAGGTGGTTACGAAAAACCCGATACACGCTGTCATAAGCAAACTTTTACCCTGTTGCCTGGCGCACGAAATTAAAGACTCACGAAACAACAATTCGCCGTCATCGTTTAAACAGAACATGCCGTCAAGCGCTCGACGTTGCCACGGATGAAGTTTCACGCCCATGTTTTGTTCAGCCCACAAAGCAACGTCACTGCCCAAAGACCGCTTTGCAAAATCGTCAGGTAGCACCGTTTCCAATCTGGGC